CCTGCACACGGACTGACAATGATCGGGCTGGAGTACGAATAAACCACGGAATAGGATCATTTTTGTGTTGATTTGTTGAATATGTCAAAAAATAGATTTTGATTGTGGATATAGATGGCATTTTTTACAGAACCTGTGGATAAAGGTGGAAAAATGGGGATTTACACGAGAAATCTGCTTGACAACAAAAGACCCGGGTAATATAATATATAAGTCTGTGATAGTATGTAAATGTGAGCCAAAAGCCCCGGCGAGCATTTAAACTATATAGAAAAGCAGAGCAGGAAAGAGCAGCGTCCGGACATACGAGGCTTGAAACTGTTCGCATTTTATTGATTTGAATATCTATCAAGGAGGAAAACCCATGAAAACATTTATGGCAAGTCCTGCTACCATCGACAGAAAGTGGTATGTAGTAGACGCTGAAGGCAAGACATTAGGACGTTTAGCATCAGAAGTTGCTAAAGTATTAAGAGGAAAGAATAAACCAATCTTCACACCACACATTGATACCGGTGATTATGTAATCGTTGTGAACGCTGAGAAGATCAAAGTAACTGGTAAGAAGTTAGATCAGAAGGTATACTACCGTCATTCAGGATACGTTGGAGGAATCAAGGAGACAACTCTTAAGGAAATGCTCAACAAGCATCCAGAGCGTGTCATCGAGTTCGCTGTTAAGGGAATGCTTCCAAAGGGACCTTTAGGACGTCAGATGTACACAAAGTTATTTGTATACGCAGGACCAGATCACAAGCATGCAGCTCAGAAGCCAGAAGCTTTAACATTCTAATCAGAGGAGGTAAACAACATTGGCTAATACAAAGTATTACGGAACAGGAAGAAGAAAATCATCTGTTGCCAGAGTTTATTTAGTACCTGGAACAGGAAAGATCACAATCAATAAAAGAGATATTGACGAGTACTTAGGTCTTGAGACTTTAAAGGTAATCGTTCGTCAGCCATTAGTAGCAACTGAGACAGTTGACAAGTTTGACGTTTTAGTAAACGTAAAGGGCGGCGGATACTCAGGACAGGCCGGTGCCATCCGTCATGGTATCTCCCGTGCACTCCTTCAGGTAGATAACGAGTACAGACCTACTCTTAAGGCTGCTGGATTCTTAACAAGAGATCCACGTATGAAAGAGCGTAAGAAATACGGTCTCAAAGCAGCTCGTCGTGCACCGCAGTTCAGCAAGCGATAATTCAACCGAATATCGAAAAAGAGCAACAAACCCCGAAAATCCAGTATTTTCGGGGTTTTCTTTATATTCTGAAAATCTATCAGACACCCTCAAAACACACGAAAATGTTCCGGTAACTAACAGGTAACACACAGGTAACTAACACGAAAAAAGGTGTCCTCCGTAGGACTTTGCGTGTCCTCCGTAGGACAGAAAAAAAGACGGTATCAACCGCCTTTTTCAGTGCAATGGTCTATGATGCAAGACCGGACATCCTTTTTCGTGCGACAGTGGCAGGAATAACCATCCTTGAATATGATGTCATATCCGTCGTGCATGTTTCCAGTGATTCCGGAAATCATTTCTCTGTTCCTCTCTGCAATCTGCATCGTGTCAAACATTCCACACTGGTCTTTTCTGACGAGGTCTTGCAGATACGCATTGACAGACATTCCCTTGTCATTAGCAAGAGATTTGATAATACTTTTCATTCCTTTAGGAACTTTCAACTCTATTCGTTCATAGCGTTCTCTATCAAAAGCCTGTTTATATTCTTTTCTATCCATCGGTACACCTCCATCAAATCAAATTGATCGCCTCAAGTTTGGTCGGGAGTTCAATGTGAGTGTAGACGTTTTCGGTCACACCCTGTCCTTTATGCCCGACAATTTTCTTGATGAATCTCTCGTCAACTTCCTTTTCGGTGAGGAGAGAGATGCAGGTGTGTCTTGTATCATGCGGGCGGTGTCCGTCATAGACAGGTTCTTTTTTCGTTTCATCAATGACGAATTTCCCGAAACCGAACTCAAGCATCAGAGGAATCCAGTAAGAATCATAATAATTCCGGTACTGAAAAGGTTCGTCGTCGGGTGTACAAATCAGATGGTCACATTTCCGGTTCATCCAGTATTCAAAGAATGGTACAATCTTTTCAGCAATGGGAACTTCTCTGATTCCTGCCTCTGTTTTGGATTCTTTCACATAGAACCATCGTTCATCAAGATGGATGTCCTTTTTCTCAAGGTCGAGGAGTTCCCCGATACGGACACCGGAATAAATCATAATAAGAATGACGGTCACATATATGTTTGAATCCTTGCATTTCCACAGAATAGAAATCTCTTTCTTTGAAAAAGGTTTCCGGTTGTATGCGTTCGGATTTCCCGCCTTGCTTATATCGACGTATCTGACCATGTCTCTTTTATCTTGAGACACAATCTCGTGAATGACAGCATAGTCATACATGAGACCCCACAGGATTTTCAAGGTTTTAAGCGTGGGAGTATTTTTGCCGGAGTTATCGACGACACTTTGCAGGTGATCCAGTTTGATGTCAACGAATCTCATTTTCCAAAGGTCTTTTGATGTATTAAAAGCAGCCTTATAACCATTCGTGTCCTTGATTTTTTCAAAATGGATTTCTGACCAATTCTCATACACTTCCTCGAAAGTAATAGTTGCATGGTGCAAATCAAAGGGGTCTTTGTTATATTCCGCTAATGCGGTGAGAGCCTCTTTGCGTGTCGGGTAATATCCGACGGTTATATATAATTGTTTTGATTTTCCGGTTATAGGGTCAATTTCCCACCCTTTTGTCTTTTTTGCTACATAGGGATTTCGTCGGTTTCCGGATAATTTATAGACCGACCCGAACCCGTTCGGTAGTTTCATAAAATCACCATCCTAAAAAAGAGTATAAAAAATAAAACCAATGCAAAAAGCACGGTTTTATGATAGAATGGTGTTTGCGGGAACATTCTGTCAGTGCCTTTTGCAGTAGCATGAGACGGAGGTTTCACAAAGGCGATTCGTGTTGTAGCACGGGTCGTCTTTTTTGTTACGATTTTTTATATTTTCGACCGATGACGATTGAAAATATACCTCCGACAATCGCAACAGCACCGCCAAGCGGAGCAATTAACAATAAAACAAGACCAACGAGGATAAGCAAAGCACCGATAACGGTGAGCATTGCACTATATACACGATTCGTTTTGCTTGATTCTGCGTTTTGAACAGGAGCAGGAATGACATCAACAACCGTTGCAGCAGTCGAGGATTCATTTTCGTTTGTCTCCGGAGCAGAATCATATATATCTATACTGATAACACATCCATATTTCAGACCGGAATCACCTCCGGTGATGTCATCAACAGAAACAGCAAAATAACAATCCTTATATTTCTGATAGATTGTCGCAGCCAATTCTTTCGAGACATGTCCGATGCAGTTTCCGAGAGCATCCGTCACAGCATAGGCGGGTTCGTTTTCGTATTCATGATAATTCAGCAACAGAGCCTCTCCAACAGACAAGCCGGAAATGATGTCCTGTCTGCTTGTTCCGTCATCATTATCAAATGACACTCCGACAACTCTCGTTGTCATGCTTTTCAAAAGTTCACTCATGAAAACACCTCCATTCTACAAGTGAATAACGCATACTGTACTCTTTTCATTGTGAAAGGAGGTGGACAGGATGCAAATTCGTTTGTGGGAAATGAGAACCGCAAAAGGTCTCACATTGATGGAGTTGGCGAAGAAATCCGGAATCGGAAAATCGACGCTCAACAACATCGAAAACGGTAAGGTGTCACCGACATTGTTTCAACTTGAGACGATAGCGATTGCACTGGAGGTCAGAATCACAGACCTGTTTGAATCCGAGTACAAATAAAATTATTATAGCATGATGTGACGAATGGTCGTCCGTTCGGAGAGATATTTCCACAATTATGGAAATGATGTCCGATTTTTCCACAATCATGGAAAAATGTGCTATTCTGTACTACGGAAAGGGGTGGTGTTCCCTTGCATTACAAAGAGACTATCATTGAGTTAGTCGGTAAGATACAAAGCGAAAAAGTCCTCAAGAGGATATATAAATTCGTTTTATATCTGTACACCCACGAGACTGGCAGTTGAAAAAGACTGTCAGTCTTTTTTGTTTTCTGTTCTTAAAGAAATGTAATAATCAACAAGTCTGTCAAATGCCTCAATGTCATCATCCGAGGCATACAAGAGCATTTTTATCATATTTTTTCGGGTCTCATTTTCACCCGCCATGATGCGGTCGATTCTTTCAAAAAAGTCATCGTCGGTCTCGACGAACATTTCTCCCTCTCCAGTGGTCAGCCACATATAATCAACACTAAACTCTCGACAAATGGATTTTGTCATCTGTTCAGTGAGACTACGTTCACCCTTTTCAAGACGAGAAATTGCAGTTTTGGTCACACCAAGTTTTTCACCGAATTTTTCAAGGGTAAGACCGAGCGAATTTCGCACATCTTTGATGCGTTCACCCTGCGTCATATCGAATCACCTCCTTTGTTTTGCATAAAGCATAACACGGTAACTGACAAAAATCAATAAAAAAGTAACCATAGGCAACAAAAAAGTATTGACAAGGTGGACGCAGGTCACTATAATGTAACCAAAGGCAACAGAAAGCAGGAAAGAACGGGTGAAGCGATAGGGCTACACGCAAGTGACATGGTGGTCAGGCTGCCGGATAGCAGATAGAGCGTGTGAAGAATAAACATGACCCGTCAAAGTAGTTGAAGAAAACAGGAACGGTAGGGCAAGAAAGCACAGTGTACCGCACTATTTGAAGAAAGCGGACAGGCTGAACCAATCAGCACTTTACCCCTATTCCAAGAAACCGTTAAGTGGAAGAATCAACCGAGCGAGAGGACACAGCACTGTTGCCCTTTTACAAGAATAGGAGGAATGGAAATGGAAAAAGAAAGATACTTGAAATATGTGGAAATCTGCGAGAGAGCAGAAAGAATGAAAATTGATACAGGTGATCGCATGGGAGCACTAATGGACATCGAGAGTGCAGACAAGAAATTCAACATGAGACTGGATGACTGGTTGCAAGCAGATGATTTCAATTTCGCACATGACTATTGTGGTATTCAAAACAATATAAAACGAGGAGAGTTTCCGGCAACGGATTTCGGATTTTTTCTCCCAAGATTCGCAGGTACACACTAAAAGCCGAAACGGGGCAGCAGTCACCCCGTCAGCGTCCGGATGGCGACCGACGCTCTGACGATGGCAAGCCGAAAGACAGCGTCGGAATACCGTGAGAAACATGGCAGCGGGTGAACTTGCTAAAAGGTTCATAGTTGGATGACAGGTTTTCGGTGACTTTTTAAGGCGAAAAGACACAACACGGTAAATTCAGCCGGAACAGAGGCGAGGTCATGAACAGACCGAGAGAGCCTCCACAGGAGGAAACAGGATGCAGGAAATGAAATATTTCAACGAGGGAAATGATTGCGACATCTGCAAAAACCAACTCATGACAGGACGAGACGGAACGGTCGAGGATTGCAGGAGGAGACAGAACGGGTTGTCATGCAGATTCGAGGAGCGTGACATTCGGACATGTCCGGTGTGCGAACACGAGGTTGATCGTGAGGAAATGCATTTCACAAAGGATTGTCATGGAATCCCGTTCAGACTGGTGTGTGACAGATGCTATCAGAGAATCATGTCAAAGGGATATGACGGTGAATATTACACAGAGGCAGACGAACAGATTGAGGATGACTATTGAGAGCCGAAACGGGCAGCAGTCGCCCGTCTGCGTGGGATGACCGCCCACGCATTGACAAGGCAGGTCAGAACAGGAGGTCAGACGGATGGAAGTCGGACGTATATTGCCAACCGAGGCAGCAGTCATATTGAATGTATCACCGCAATTCATCCGAATAGCGATGCAGCAAGGAAAACTCCCTATCGGAACAGCGGTGCAGATGTCATCAATATGGACTTATCACATTTCGGAGAAACTGCTTGCAGATTATTCCGGAAAAGACATACAGGCAGAACTTGAGAGAATCAGAGGAAAGAGAGGAGCGTGACATATATGTCAAAGGACGAGAGAAAAGAAATGATTGAGAATATCGCAGAGCGGTTCACACAGATGGACGACGTTGACAAGTCCTATATTGCCGGATATATGGCAGGAAAGCAGGAGGAACGTCAGAAGTGGGAGCAGCAGGGAAAGACAGCGGTTGCAACAGCATGAGGATGACTTGTGCTTGATTCGGAGGGGGCGATTTACGAGGAATACACCTAAAAAATGAATATGCAGAGCATGAGAAAAAAGAGCAAAAAGAAAGGAGACCGTTGCAGCGGTCTCCCGTTTAGCAGTCTGTGTCAGACGCTTAAAACCTAAAAATATTATAGCAAATCTGACACCATATTGCAAGCATGAAAAAGCGGGAAAACCCCGTGATTCAAAGGGTTTCAGACCCTTTTGACGACCTTGTGATGGATAGTAACAAGTCGTTGAAAAGTATATATAAGGGCAGCAGGAGGAACGGTGTCAGAATGGCAAAGAGAAAGAAAGGGATGACGTTCATCCCGTATGACTATGAGGCAGCATACAACAAGAGCCTTGAGGATATGCACGAGTTCTTTGTTGAGCAGATGTTCAAGCAAGGGAAAAAGGTTGTATATGCACTCAAGGAGATACGAGCAGGAGACCAGTTCGAGGTTGAGATATATCCACAGTTCAAGAAAATGGATGAAGTACCTCCGGAGGGTCGGAGTATCAAAAAGGACAATGACAAGGCTCAAAGGAATCTGAATGACAAGAACGCAAGGAAATATGTGGAGCGTCTTATCAATGAGAATTTCACGGACGGGGATTTGTGGCTCACGTTTACATACGACAATGAGCATCTCCCTCCGGATGGAGACATCGACGCAGCAATCAAGAATGTGCAGAAATTCATCCGACGGGTGAATTATCAGAGAAAGAAAAGGGGTCTCCCGAACGCAAGATATGTCTATGTGACTGCCTACAATCCGACAGAGGAAATCCGGTGGCATCATCACATTGTCATGGATGGCGACATGGACATGGATGTGGTTGAGGGATGTTGGAAACAGAGCAGCAGGAACGAGGTTCGGAGGCTACAAAAGGACGAGAACGGTTTGACAGGAATGGCAAAGTATATCGTCGAGGAAAAGAACAGGGTGAAATCGGAGAAACGGTGGAACTCCTCACAGGGATTGAGAGACCCCGACATCAAGGTGGTTCATTCCAAGAGACCGACAGCAAAAGCCGGAGGATATAAGAAAATCGGAACATACGTCGAGACCATGAGAAAAGGACATGAGCAGGTTCGTGAGCAGATGTTGAAATGGTATCCGGATTTTGATTTTACGGATGCGGGAATCTATTACAACGATTTCAACTCAATGTTCTACATACGGGCGAGAATGAGGAAACGGAGGCAGCAATGAAAGTAAAAAGAAAGAGAAGAATGAGCAGGAGGAGACGGGAACGGACATATATTGCGGTGATGGTATTACTGGCGATCGCTGTGAGCATAGGTCTGACACGCTCTGTCATGCGAGATGACAAGGAATTTGAGGAGTATGAGCAGCAGTCGCAGGAGTTCAATGCACGGATGCAGAGAATCGACGAGAAAAGAGAGGCATCCGGACAAAATGCAATGCTTGAGCAGGTGCGAACATGGCAGCAGGAGCAGGACACAGAACCGGACAAGTATGCAGTATTTGACACCATGTCGGCAGACTGGGGAGGCGAGGAGGATGGATTCGTGCTCTATGAGATACCGGAGGAATACAGTCGGACAGGTGGCTATTTTCCGGAAAAGATGCAGGTATATACATATTGCGTCTGCAAGCAGTACGGGGTCAGATATGACCTTGTGGTCGCTCTGATTGAGAAAGAATCCGGATATAAATTCGACAAGGTTGGTGATGATGGTCATTCTATCGGGTACATGCAGATATATGAGGAGTACCACAGAGACAGGATGGAGCGTCTGAACGTCACAGACCTCACGAACCCATATCAGAACGTACTCGTCGGGATTGATTACCTGTCGGAACTGATTGAGAGATACGGAACGATTCAAGATACACTTGCAGCGTATAACTACGGGGAGCAGGGAGCAAAACAACATCTATGGAAAAACGGAATCTATGTGTATGAGTACAATCAGACCATCATGAGCCGGATGAAAGAAATCGAGGAGGAACTGGAGCAAGATGCAGGTGATTGAGAGGATTCTGCACATGTTGAGGGTCAAGGATTGCAGACATGTGTGTCTGTTCTGCGAATATTATGACATGTGCAAGCAGGAGACAGGCAGCAGGAAAGAGGTGAAAGAGAATGAACATGAGATATGCAATGAGAAGTGAGGACACGGAGCAAATCAATGTCGTGTCATGGGCGAACTGGAACATGAACCGCTATCCGGAATTGAAATGGCTGCACCATGTACCGAACGGAGGCAGCAGGAACAAGCAGGAGGCGGTCAAACTCAAACAGATGGGTGTCAAGGCGGGGGTATCTGATTTATGCCTCCCATACCCGAAAGGACTGTACTGCGGATTGTACATCGAGATGAAATTCGGTGATAACAGGCAGCAGGAGACACAAAAAGAGTTTCTTGCAGACATGGCAGCAGCAGGACATTTTGTCGCAACCTGCTATTCAGCAGAGGAGGCGGTCAAGGTTATCGAGGAATACTGCAAATTGATGAATCACAAAATGGGAGATTGTGAAATTGTCATACCATTGGAAAACAGAGAGGAATTAAGAAATATAACAATGAGCATCCCGAACAACAGCATCCTCAAGAACGGGGAAATCAAAGAGAGCAAACCGAGAAAAAAATGAGGAGGTGCAGCAGGATGACGGTCAAGGATATTATGACGTTGCTTGAAAGTCCGGACAGGGTTCGGGTCATTAAGGACGGTGAGGAGATATACAACCAGTATTTTGCAAACATGGAGGTTGACAAGGACATCGTCGCACAGATAGGAGATGCAGAGGTCAAGAGATTCCGAGCAATTCCGGAGATCACTCACAGGAAATACAAGGAACGGGGTCTCATTGCACCGATGAAACCGGAGGAAACACCGGACTATTCTTTCAGAGATTTGCAGTTGTGTATATACCACACAATCACGATATAGCGGGGAGGTGAGGACGTGAGGAAAATCATCATTGTGGCAGCAGTCGTTGTCATAGCACTGGGAGCAGGGGTCACATATACACTCTACAAGGTGGGCGAGGGGATGCACTTGCACCGCTGCGGATGGAGACAGCCGGACGACAGAGGTTTCATGTAACAGGTAACAAGAGGATAACAGGAGGAACAGAAAAAATGAGAATTATTGCAGTTATGTCACCGAAAGGTGGAATCGGAAAGACAACGACATCGGATGCAATCGCCTACATGTTGGGAGAGGAGCAGGAGAAACGTGTTCTCATTCTCGACGGAGACCCGCAGGGCGATACATCCAAAACATTCGAGGCATACGAGCCGGAGGGAACAGGAATGAGTGAACTGCTTGAGCGTCATGTGAGTGTGGGCGGGTCATACCGGACAACGGACTTGATAAGACCCACACAGTACAGTCACATTGACATCATTCCTGCAAACGGGTATCTCATGCAGACAGACATGAAACTGCTGCTCAAGCAGGAGGCAAATCAAGTCACGAGGCTGCGGGATGCACTGGAGGAAATATCCGAGGCATACGACTATTGCATTTGTGATTGCGGTCGTCTGCTTGATATGGTGGTCATCAACATTCTACTGGCAGCAGAACTCGTCATTGCACCAGTAAAGGTCGGAGGATATGAAAACGAGGCGATTCACAATTTGCAGGAGCAGGTTGACGACCTGCGGGAAATCAATCCGGAACTCCGAATCAAAGGTCTTGTGACCATGAGACAGAAAAACAAGACATCACTGGATTTCGAGGAGTGGATGAAAACCAGTTCCGGATTTGACATGTTCGTCACACCGATTCGTCGGTCGATTGTAGCGGAAAAGGCATCCATGAGAATGGCAGTCCTCCCACAGTTTTCAAAGAACTGCATCGTGTCACAGGACTATCGCAATGTGGTTCATGAGTTACTCAAGGAAATGGAGGGGTGAGCGTGGGAAAGAGAAAAATCACATGCAACAACAGCTCATGCAAACATCACACTAATGGAGGATGCGACACCTGCATAACACTTGACGGTTCGGGAAAGTGCAAATCGTTTGAAAAAGGTTTTGCATATTACTTTCACATTGTATGGGATGCACTGGACAATAAAAATTTCATTGACATGGTCGAGATTCGCATGAATCCGGATTTGAAAACGGGATTGTTTTATGTGATGGAGTGCTACGATTTGGGATTCAGTGAGATGGAATGGGGAACGTGCCGGATGGTCATGCTCAAGGACGGGAAAGAGGGAAAACCTCTGAAATACGAGGAAATCATTGAGCGTGAGATGAACATGGAAAAGTTTTCAAAGCATCTTGAAAATTTCAACAATGGAATAATGCCACAGATGCAGCAGGAGCAGGACGCAGCAGGGCAGCAGGACAAGGAGGAAAAAGAGTTTGGGTGGTTGTCTCCGACAGGAGTTTTCACTGAATCACCGTTCGGAACTCATGAGGAATCAGCAGAACAAATCTGTGAGGAAAAAGGGTTCACGGAGGAATATTGGAACTGGGTGAAAGAAAATAGAGGCAATGAAATTAACCATCTCATGAGAGATTTTCTATCAGAGGTAAAGGGATATTGCTTGATTCACAATCCATCCGGATATACCGGATATATAGTGACAAACATGAAAAATCTGACAAAGCAACAGAAAGAGTTTTTATACGGTTATTTCATGGATATGGGAGACCGATTCAAAGCGGAACAATTCGTTGATTTTGATTAGAGAGGAGATTTGAACATGAGCGGTTTTTGCAGATGGTACGGAAAAGACATGGAGGATGTGACGGAACACGAACAGGAACAGTGCGAGGAGAACGGTCAAGACTGTCGTGAATGTCCGGATTTAATGATAAAGGAACAGGAGGCAGCAGGACATGAACGATACAATACAGATTCTTGAATTATTCGGGGGAATTGGTTCGCCTCGATGTGCCTTGAGAAATTTGAACATCCCAACAAAAGCAATCGACTATGTGGAGATCAATGAAAAAGCAGTCCGGTCATACAATTCGATGTTCCGTGAGGAATTAGAATATAAAACACAGACGGTCGTCGGATGGAATCTGAAACCGGATATTTTGATTCATGGTTCGCCTTGTCAAGACATGAGCATCGCAGGACATCAAGGGAAAGCGACAGGAGACGGAAGAATCAACAGAGGGAAAGGTTCAGACGAGGGGAGCGGAACACGTTCCTCTCTCATGTGGGAGACAATACATATCATTGAGAATATGGGAGAATGGCGACCTCGTTATGTGATATGGGAAAACGTGAAGAATGTGAAATCAAAGTACATGAGACCGAATTTCGACAGATACATGGACGAGATGGAAAAACTGGGGTACACGAATAATTATGCGGTTTTAGATGCAAGAGAGTTCGGATTGCCACAGGCGAGAGAAAGAGTGTTCACGGTTTCTGTTCTGAATGGTGAAAAATTTGAGTTCGATGACCTCATAAGGACACCGATGCGAAACCTGCAAGAGTTCCTTGAGGATGACGTTCCGGACATCTACGATGTGACACAACCGTCCGTCCTTGCATGTATCGGAGAAAAAGGAATCCGGAGAGCGACGGTCATCAAAGATTGTGCATATACAATCACAACAAGGCAAGACCGGACACCTGCACAGGTCATCGACCGAGGAGATGGACGTTATCGGTATTTGACAGAGCGTGAGTGTTGGAGATTGATGGGATATTCAGACGAGGATTTTGACAGGGCGAAAGCAGTTCAAGAAAGAAACGGGAAATACTACAAGGCTTTATATGACCAAGCAGGGAACAGCATTGCAGTTCCGATATTTGAGAGCATATTCAGAAAGATAATTTTGCAGGAGGTCGCATGAGAGCGACAGAAAGAGAGGATTGAACATGGGAAACATCATCAACACAGCACCGTGTCGATTCTGCGGACAGATGGTGCAGATTGACAGCGAGGAGAAATTGACACAGCCACAGGCAGAGGAACAGGCGACAATGTCCTGCACCTGCGAACAGGCGGTTGAGTATCAGAAAGAGAAACAGAGGAAAGAAAAGGCGATGCAGAACGTCGCTGCATTGTTCGGAGAGGCAGCAGCACCGGAAAAGAGATGCAGTGAGGGCATCGTGAACATTCTCAAGGCAGCAGTTGAGGAGATATACACCGGAGGACTGGCAAAGGTCACTCTGAACCTCCGAGGTGGGGTCAAAGCATCTATATCACAGAATAGCAAAGGCGAGATAAACGTCGAGCGTACAGAGACCAAAAAGCAGAAACTAACAGAATAGGGGAGCGGATGCGTGTGACCGAAAGAGAGATATGCGGGTCATTCCGGAGAGCAGAGAATCAAAAGCAACAGATTCAGATTTTGACGGAACTGACC